GGTAGCGGCTTCCCGTCCCTTGTTTCGAGCCATTGCCGCGCGCATGGCGGCCTTCATTGATGCGTGATCGTCGGCCTTGCGATCAATGACGCTGGCAATCGAGTCCTCGCCCTCTGCGACGACCAGATGCACGTCAACCGTGCGCGACTGGCCGAAACGCCAGAATCTCCGCACGGCCTGATACCAAGCCTCGTAGCTGAACGATCGTCCGACGAATACAGTGCGGGCGCAGTGCTGCCAATTGAGGCCGAATCCCGCGACGCGCGGCTTCGTGACCATGACGCGCGCCGATCCGTCCGCAAAGGCGGCCAGCGCCGACTCTTTAGCTTCGGGCGACATGGAGCCGCGAACCTCGACCACGCCCGGGGCGTCGCCGAGCGCGGCCAGGATGGCATCGGCCTCGTAGTCGGTATCGCACCAGATGACCCACGGCTCGGCGTCAGCCATCGCCATGTCGGCCGCAATGCCGGCACGCTTCTCTGCGGTAGCGCGCTTGATAGTGTGCAGATTGGTGGCGCTCACCTGTTCGTCGCCAAAGAGGCCGCCCGACATCGTCGGCGTGGACTCGGCAGCGCGGTGCCGATGCACGCGGATGGGCGGCAGAACGAAGCCATCGTCGGCGTCGCCAAGGTCGGACGGCAGTTGCGCCAGCCGACACCACGACGCGACCCAATCCCAGAAGGCCTCGACGCCATGACGCTTCAGGCGCCATTGTTGCGACGCCTGCGCCGTATCGTTGATGAAAAAGCGCGACAGCATCTCGTTGGATTGCATCACGCCGCAGAATTCAGCGTACTGCCCAAGTTCCATATGATCGTTCGGCGCTGGCGTGGCCGTCGCCGGCAACCGGAACCGATGCGATTGGAATGCGTCGATCAGTGCGCGGGTAGTCTTGCCGGTGAAGCTCTTGAGGATGCTGGCCTCATCCAGCGTGACGACGCCGAACGCCGTCGGGTCGATCAGGTGCAGCCGGTCATAGTTGCAGACGTTGATGCCCTCGCCGACCTCTGACGCATCACGGATGACGCGGATCGGATACCCGAACCTCTGCCCCTCGCGCTCAACCTGCCGGGCGACGGCCAGCGGCGTGAGGATCAGGGCGCGACCGTTCGTCGCCTGCCTGGCGTGCTCGGCATACTCAAGCTGCACGAGCGTCTTGCCTAAGCCTGTGTCGAGGAAAAGACCTCCGGCCCCCACGGTCAGCAGAAACTCGACGCAGTGGCGCTGGAACGGGAACAGATGCGACGACAGGGCAGGAATCCGAGACAGACCCCGCGCACTGGCGCGCGGCGTCTTGGCTTCCAGGAATGATAGGTAATCGGGTTCGTTCACGCTTGCACTCCCGTTGCAAACCGCCCCCGGAACCGCCGCAAAAGCGGCCCAGTGGGTGCGTAATCCGGCAGGGATTTGCAATGCTGGGCGGCGGCAATTGCCGTTAGCGCCCAACGGGTTGCGGGCATTCCGTTCAGCGGGCTGCGAACCAGGTGGTCGGGAGTTCGAATCTCTCCGGGCGCGCCAATTTCGTACATGTCGTGTTGCAAACTACTGGCTCCTGTTGCAAATGGGGTCACTTCAGCGGCTCCACGTCGCGGGTGCCCCGGTCATAGACGCCCCGGGTCATCGCCATGCTGGTGCGCCCAGCCCGCTCCATCGCTTCGACCAGCTCATCCGCGGATAGCCATAAACTCATGACGCCAGCCTCGCGATCTCTTGTTCGATCTCGGCAATGTTCACGCCGGGCAAGATCACCCGATGGACGGCGTCCAACACTTTCGGGTAGTAGGCGGCCCACTGCTCGAAGTCCATCTTGTCGAACGCGGTGGACTTGAGCAGTCGCACGATCCCGCCCTCGATCGCGTACTGGTCGAACAGCCCGGTCGCGTACTTCACGGCAACGTGAACGTCTTCCGCATTGCGCACCGGCAGCACGACGCCGGGCTCGATCTCGATGCTGTCGACGTTCTCGGCGATGCGAGCCATCAGCAGCCAGTAGCGCCGGTGCCAGGCACCGCTGCGGCTCTTGCGCGTGACCACGTCAGCCTCAAACGTCGTGCCGAGTGGCAGCCGGGCGAGCACGGCGGCGCTTTCCGCGTCCGCCGGCTTGCATCCGACCAGGGTGCGCTCAAGCCAGACCTTCACGAGATCACCAGCTTCTCGCCCTGCACGATCTGCACCCCTCGATCTGCTCGCCCGCCTTCAGTGCGTCGAGGATCGCGCGCTTGTCCGGCCGCGGGGCCGGGGGCGGCGCAGGTGGGGGCGTGACCAGGTACTTCGCCGGCAGAATGATCCCGTCCGCGATCTGCACCGCGGGCGGATTCTTCCGGATCGAAATGGTGAACTCGGGCGAGTCGACCTTCGTCTGGCCGGACGCCTTCAGGTTCGTGTACAGGTAGCCGCGCAGCCAGTCGCTACGCTTGCGCATCTTCGCGGCACGCTCGGCGAGACGCTTCGCAGCATCGTCCGCCGCCTGCGCCCAGGCCTCGACGTTCAGCACCATCGCAGCCACCGACTGCGCCTTCGTCTGGATGTCACCCTCGAGCCCGGCCAGCGTGTCCGCTACCGCCTGCTCGTCCAGTTCTTCGACCTCCGCGAGCCTCGTCAGCTCGCGGTGGGCCTGCACGATTTCGTATAGCGGCTTCATGGTCAGAACGGCACGCCGGAGTCGTCGAAGTCATCCGGCCCGCGCTGCGTGTTCGCGCGAGGCGCAGCCGGTGCGGGGCGAGGCGCCCCGGCGATGCGCTTGACGCGCAGGCCCCCGGTAACCTTGCCGCGTAATCCCACGCTCGGATCGTTGTAGACGACGATCCGCTTCCCGACCGACTCGCCCGCGGTCCTAGCGCCCGTGGCGCTACCGATGAGTTGCGAGTTCGTGCGGTTCACCACCATCGGCTTCACGTCCTCGACGAAGTAGCAGACGACCTTGTCCTCGTCGCCCTCGTCGCTTTTGATCGTTTCCATCTTGAAGCCGCGAATGGTCAGGATCAGGCCGTCCTCGCCGACGTCGTCCTTGGTCAGGTACTTGGACTTGGAAGGCACGAGGGAATCGAAACTCATCTAGTTGAGGTTGCTCACGCTGTCAGTTCCTGTTCAGTTTCAGAAATTGCGCCGCTCTCTGCGGGGGCGGCGCGTTCCCGTTCAACCTGAAACCAGTACGCGCATTCGCCGAGGTCGTCGGCCTGTTCCTGCTGCGCCTGCCAGAGTTCGTCCATCAGTGGGATTCGCGGCCCGACCGCTGCGAGCGCACGTTCGGCGGCGGGACGTAGTCCTCATCGTCGTATATGGGCGGGAAGGGCGGCAGGCGTTCCCAGACGGCCGTGATCGCGGCCAGCACCCCGAAGAGCACGAAGATCCCGCAGACCGTGAGGAGGAAGCCGATCACCTGAGCACCTGTCGCGCGTAGCGGGTGGCGTCGAAGCGGCCGAGGGTGTAGGCCGCGTGCAGCGCGCTCTGAACGCCCGGGGTGACGAGTTCGCCCAGCTTCTCGCTGACGAGCCGGACGGCCTCGTCGCGCTCGCGCTCGAATCGCGAAATCTCATCCGGCTGGGGGCGCGGCGCGCCGGGGAATCGTTCGGTGGATTCGATTGCTTGCAGCATGTTGGCCTCTCTTGCCGCACCGTGCGGCGAATGTTCGTAAGCATACTGGAATATTCCCACTTGTCAACATGGTCCGCATATGGGATAGTCCGTGCATGATCGACCCTATCCGTGAACTCGAAGCCCGTAAAGCCGGTCGCAGCCTGCGCGCGATTGCGCAGGAAATTGGCGTGACGGCCCCCTACATTCACGACATTCTGCGGGGCCGGCGCGATCCGGGCCCCAAGGTGCTCGAATACTTGGGGCTGGAGAAAACCGTGAAGCCGGCTCGCATCACGTATCGCCGCGCGTCACAGGGCGGCCGCGAGGCGTGACATCCTCGCCGACAGCGCGGGCCGTGCGCACTGCATTTGTCGCCGGTCACACGGCCTGCACGTCCCGCATTTCCATCATGCTCGCCGCCGGTTGTCAGGTCGGTCGGGCACTGTAGGGGGGAGTCGTAATGGCCGTCCTACACGGAACGCAACTCGATTGGATTTCCGCCCCGTCCGTATCCCGCACCCGCTGCGGGATGCCCGAGTCGCCTGTCAGCGTACCGGGCCGGGGCCGGACCACAGGAAGGCTCGCCGCGACGAGGGCATGGCGAGGGCTCAGGAGCACGCAGAGGCAGACCAGCCGGGCTGGACCGAGGCCGCTGCCACCTTCCTGCGCGACTACGCCCAGACCGTCGCAGGGCCGTTCCTGGTCGAGCAGGCGCGGATCGCGTCGAAGCACCGGGTCGCCATCCCCGAGAACGCGAAGGCCTGGGGACCGGCGGCCGTGCTGGCGGTCAAGCGGGGCTGGATCGTGAAGGCGGGCTACGCGGCGGCGCGCTCGAGCAATGGTAGTCCGAAGTGCCAGTGGCGGACGGCCTGATGGCGGGCTACACGCCACTGTTTTCGTCCCTGACGACGGGCACCCTCTGCGGGCGCTGGCCTGACATCGGCCTGTGGCCGATCGTGCTGTCCCTGTCGGACAAGGACGGCGTCGTCGACGTCACGCCGGCTTACATCGCGGGCGTCACTGGGCTTCCGCTGGCGGACGTCGTCGCGTGCATGAAACGGTTCTGCGAGCCGGACCCCTACAGCCGATCCCCGACCGACAGCGGCGCCCGACTGGTGCTGCTGGACGAGCATCGCGAGTGGGGATGGCGGATCGTCAATCACGGAAGGTACCGCGAGAAGGCGCGACTCGCCGCGAAGAATGCCCGGGAGGTCGAGGAAGGCCGCAACCGGGAGCGGATGCAGTCAAGACCGCCGGTGACCGCCGGTGACCGCCGATCACCGCCTAGCACCGCCGCTGACCCCCTCTCAAACGCAAACGCAAACACAAACGAAGAGAAGACAACTACGGCGCGTTCCGCGCCCCGCGAGCCGGCGAAGCCGAAGCCGGTTCCACGGGAAACCTCTGACCCCGACTGGTTCCTCGACTTCAAGCTCGTCTACCCGGAGAGGGCGGGCGACCAGGGATGGCGCAAGGCGCTCAGGGCGGCGAACGCTCGATTCGCCGAGGGCCACACGCCCGACGAGATGATCGCCGGGGCGAGGCGCTACCGCGAGTTCTGCCTCGCGAAAGGCGACATGCTGGGCTCGGAGTTCGTGAAGCAGGCCGCGACCTTCCTCGGCCCCGATAAGCCCTTCCTGCTCCCGTGGCACCCGCCCCCCAAGCCCGAGACGGCGATGGACCGGCTGCAGCGGATGACCAGTGGCGAAACCGACGACAGGGTAATCGAGCATGAACAGGACTTCGGGCGATTCATCGCCAACGGCTGAACTGTGGCAGCGGCTCGGCGGCATGTTCGGGGCGGACGCGCTCGAGCGTAAGTTCGGCCGCAGCATCCCGGTCGAGTGGCGCGGCGTCGTGGATCGGATGCCGCGTGCGGAACTCGAACGCGGGATGCGGCGACTGGTGTACGGCGGTCGGACTCACGTTCCGTCGCTGCCGGAGTTCGTGAAACTCTGCAAGACCATCGGCGATGATCAGGAATTCGGCGGTCCCAAGGATGCACCGCCGCTGCTCGCCGGCCCGCCCGATGTCACCGACAACTGGGGCGCGGCTGCGAACCGTCACCTGATGGCCGAGGTCTATCGCAACCCGCGCAGGTTTGCGTCGTCCGACTGCGGGCGGATCACTGCGGCATTGGTCCGGTGGAAGAACGAATGGGCGCGACTCATGCGCGAGGGCACCGACGAGGATCGTGAGCCCGATGCGCAGAAGTCGCTCTGGCGGGCGTGCATGACGCAGGCCGAGTCGGAGATCGCCGCATGAACTGGCTGCAGATGGACCGCTATCACCAGGAATCCGACTGCGGGCGCTACACGGTCGACCGGGCCTGCATTGATCGGAAGGCCGACGGGACGCCGGTGCTGCGGTACACGGCCTGGGTGCGGGGGAGACCGTCGGAGAACCTCGGCTGCTGCAACGATCCGGACACGGCGAAGCAGCTCTGCGAGGACCATTCCCGGCGCACGACCGAACTGGAATTCGCCCCGATGGAGGCCAGCCGATGAGCGCCAAGCGTCCGCTGCAGACCTTTGCCGAACTGAACCGCCGGGACTACCGCCGCCGCTGGAAGCGCGCCAATCCCGACAAGGTCAGGGCGCACTACCAGGCCGCCAAGCTGCGCGCATGGGAGCGCGAGCAGGCCGCGAAACAGGGGGCGCTGCTGTGAGCCGAATAGCCGACGAAGCCGACGCCCGCAACCGCTACGCCGCCTCTGCCGCCGCCAGCCGCAAGCGTGCGGTGCAGGCCATGAAACGCGCAGGGGGACGTACGAAAGCCCCCGACTGGTACATCCGCGCAGACGGCAGCAAGCCGGAGCGGCGCAAGTGACCGGCCGCCCACCGAAGATCACCCGCGAGCAGTACTTGCTCCTGCGGATGCGCGCGGCCTCGGGCGTGAAGCACCGCATCCTCGCCCGCGAGTACGGGCTGACCCGACAGTCGGTCCAGCGCATCGCGCGGGAAGGGCTGAAGCACTACGAGGCGCAGCCTTGAGTCGGCACATCGAGCACCTTGAGCAGACGCAGCTCCTGGCGTGGGCCCGCTATCAGCGGTTCAACGGCACGCCGATCGCTGACGACCTGCACGCGATCCCGAACGGGGCGCGGACCAGCATGTCGGTCGCGAAGCGGCTCAAGGCGGAGGGGCTACGCGCCGGCATCCCCGACCTGATGCTGACGATCCCAGTCGCGCCCTATCACGGCCTGTTCATCGAACTGAAGGCCAAGGGCGGCCGGCTCACCGACACGCAGCGGGAGCAGATCGAACGGCTCCGGGCCCGCGGCTATCACGCTGTCTGCTGCGTCGGGTTCGACGAGGCGCGGATCGCGATCGAACGGTATCTCAGCCTGGCCGGGCGGGTCTATCTCAACGGGAGCCACTGAGCATGATCGACTGGGTCAAGGACGCGCTGATCTTCTGGGGCCTGCAGTGTCGGCGCATCGAGTACGGGGGGATCCAGTACGACACCCCGGAGGGCGAAAAGAAGTGGCACGTCGACGGGTGGCCGAAGCGATCGATCCAGGGCAAGTCAAAGGACGAGGGCGAGGGCGCTGGTCATACGGCTGCCGGCCAGCACTTCGAGGAGGTGCTGACAGGCGACGCCCTGAAGGTCTGGCGCGCGTTGTTCGACGCCCCGGAGGCGCTGCGCGATCTGGCATGGGTCCACTACGTCGTTCCGAAGCAGATACTCGCCACGAAGCAGAAGATCGCGCACCTCGGCTATCCGTATCCGAAGGCCTACTACGCGACGATGGGCAAGCTGCACACATGGGTCGCCGCCCGCTGGGACGTTCCACGGGGAACGAATAATGGTAACAACGTGGCCAGTGAATACCTGTGAAAAACTTGACGCCGCAGAGATACCCTCCGACCAGCGTGACATAGTCACCCCCGAGCCCGGCCCAGTGCCGGGCTTGTCGTTTCTACGGCCCTCAGTCGCCCCGCGCCACCTTCGGGCGTGTCTTGTACACCGGCGGGATTGCGGCGGGGCCACCCTTTCTGGAGCCCCATGACCCGACTCGAGCAACTCGCCGCGCTCGCTGCGCGGGTCGTGCCCGTGCGCGCAGCGCCTGCGCCCAAGGGCCCGCACTCGCCGGGTCCGGGCGAGGTGGGCTACATCGTCGCCGATCAGGACGCGACCGACCTGATGGAGGCCTACAACGCGATCCCGGCGCTGGCCGCGATCGCGGCGGTGTCCGCGCGCATCAACGACCGGGCGAAGATCGGGCGCACGACGCTGCTCGTGGCGGACCGTAAGGCGCTGGCCGCGGCCTTCGAGGCGTTCGCCAAGTGAGCTTCGCGCTGCGCCAGAGCACGGCCCAGACGATCCGGGTCGGCCCGTTCGTCGACACTGCGGGCGCGGTCGTCACGTCGCTCACGATCGCCCAGGCCGACCGGAAGTGGTCGAAGAACGGCGGGGCGTTCGCCCAGACGAGCGACACCAACAGCGCCACGCACGACACCGGCGGCTTCTACTCGTTCTCGGTCACGGCGACCGACTCGGACACCTGCGGCCCGATGAGGCTGTCGATCCAGAAGTCGGGCGCGCTGCCGTACTTCGAGACGTTCGAGGTGCTGGCGCCGGCGGCCTACGATGCCCGGTTCGTTCATCCGATCATCGGCCAGGCACTGCACTACGGCACGCTGCAGTCTGGCTCGGGCAGCCTTTCTGCGAAGCTCGCGGCCACGGCCTCGGCGAGCGACAACTTCTACAAGGGCACGATCATCGCGCTCTACCGGGGCACTGGCGCCGGCCAGGCGCGGTACATCCCGAGCTACACCGGGGCCTCGGTCACGGCCGCGGTCGACGTCGCCTGGACGACGACGCCGGACAATACGACCGGCTACGCGATCCTCTCGTTCGGCGCCGCGGCGTCGCTCGCCGAAGTCGCTGATGCGGTGCTGGATGAACTTTGCTCGGGGTCTTTGAGCGCCTACAACTCGCGGCCGACCTTGCGGCAAGCGGTTGCGGAGCTTGTCCAGAACGGTCGAAATGTCACGAAGAGCGGCAACAACCTGCTGACGAAGGACGTTGACGGCACGACCACGATCCGCACCCGCGCGATGTCGCCGGACGCCACGGACCCGACCAGCATGGCGGTGACGGCGTGAGCGCGAAGAGCCTTCTTCTACAGGGGCTCACCAGTGGCGGGACCAAGGAACTGCTGCGCGCCCATCTCGGGCCAACCGGCGGAACAACGCCGCCGGCCGCAGACACCTCGAATCTGTCATACGTCAAAACCGAGTATTTTTCAAAGCGCAAGCCGGTCGCGAAGGCCCGCCAGTGAGTCTGCTGCTCGTTCGCAATGCGGCGGCGGTCCCGGACCCGCCACTTCAGCCCGTGGCGGCAGTCGTCACGCTGAGTTCGAGTTCGCTGCGTATCACTGCGACGGGAGACGCCCCGGCGGGCTGGCTGTCCTGGGAGATCGAAGAGTCGACGACCGGCACCGGGAGCTGGAGCAACATCAGCACCGGTCCGGCGACGTTCGACAAGACCGGACTCGGCTCGGGCGTGACGCGCTACTACCGCGTCCGCGGCACGACGAACGCCGGCCAGGTGAGCGCCTACTCGGCAGTGGCGGACGGAACGACCGGAACGGCCTCGGTGAAAAAATGGGATCCGGGGCATTGGATTCTGCCCGATGCCCAAATGTTCCCGTCGAAGTACGATCAGAGAACGAACGAGATCGCCCTGATAAACGGCGTTAGCGCATTCAAGGGCGCCGAGCTGATCGTGAATTGGGGCATGGTTGAAACGTCACAGGGCGTTTACGACTGGTCGCGAGTCGATACCGAGATTGCCCAATTGGCCGCTATGGGCAAGAAAGCGATGCTCAGTCTCTGGTTCCAGAGCTTTGCCGGCACTCGGGCCGACAACATCTATGCCCACAACGTAAATCCGTCTTATGGGCGAGTGTTGCCGCTGTACCTTGAAACAGCGGGGTACATTGGAACCAGGCTCGAGGGCGGAATCTGTGCGCGCCTCGATATCGCGGCGTGTATGGATCGGTACATCGCCTGGATCCAGGCATGTGCCGCGCGGTATGACAGCAATCCGACAGTCTCGATGGTGCGGATCGCAGAACTGTCCAACTCGTTCAGCGTATCCGAAGCGAACGTCGCCGCGCCCTACAGCTCGGCGAATTGGGTGACCCAGACGCTGAGACTCCCGCTGCTGATGCAGCAGGCATTTCCGCGCACGGGCACGGCGACGGATGCGAATTTCAACGTCTCGGTAGAGGCGACGAAGGCGTTTGTCGCCGAGTCGCTGCTTCGTGGGCACGGGATCGCAGGCCCGGACATCAACGTCTGGCCGGACCTGATCGAATACGACTCTTGGAATGCTCTCGAGTATCGGGGGGCCGGAGAACTCGGCGGGGGGCTTTCCTTCAGCGGAGTCGATCACCGCGGAGAGCTGCCTTGCGTATTCGACGTTCAGGTGATCCGGACGTTGTCCTGCACGCCGAAGCAGCATCTCGACTACGCGAATCAGACGCTCGGGAGCACGCACATTCCCTGGACGGTCTACACGGACACGCGCGGTGGTTACGTGCGCGGGAATGTTGGATACAACCCGAACTTCACATGGGAAGCGGTAAAGGCGTTTTGCATCGCGAACCCCACGCTCGCGCGCACCGCGACACCGAGTAGGTGGTAGCCGATGGCCTGGGCATATGGCGCGACCGGGACCGCAGCGACGAGTGACGACGCTCGCGCGGGCTCTGGCGGCATCACGCCGGCCTTGCCATCAGGGGTAACGGCCGGGCAATTGCTGCTGTGGGCAGGAATGCGTCGTCCGGCAACGGGCGGCGGCTGGGACGCAGCGCCTGCCGGGTTGTCCGAGATCGGGTCGACGGCAGACAACGAGCTGAAGCTCTGGGGAAAAATTGCGGGTTCGAGTGAGAGCGCCGTGACGTTCTCAACGCCCGAGTCGAATGTCGTGATGATGCAGACGGCTCGATTTACCGGCGCGCCGGCCTCTATCGCGAGCATCGTCCACCAGATTGCTCTCGGCGGGTCAGGCGCTAGCCTGGTCGAGGATATCGACACCCCGGCGCTGACCATCACGGTCCCAGAGACGCTGGTGATCTACCTGGGTGCCGCGTCCTGGAGCAACTGGGTCGCCGGTACGAACCCGAACAGTTCGAGCACGATCGGGCACACGAACTACACCGGCACCTATGCCGACGGCTGGCTGTCGTGGTCCTACGCGATCCAGACGACGGCGGCCAACGTCGGCGCGTCGAAATTCGATTCCACGAGCACGGGCACACACCGCACCGACTCGATGGTGATCTCGCTCATTCCTGGCGCCAGCGCGAGCGTTGTGCCGCTGCTGCAGGCCTATAGATCCATGCTTCTGAGGTAACCGATGCGTCTTCTCGCCCTCGCGCTCCTCGCGCTCGCCGGCACTGCGCAGGCGGCGACGACTGCCACGGTCACGCCTGGCGACTGGCCTCTGTATCGCGGCACGTCCATCGTCAGCCGGCACGCCTCGCTCGAGGCCTGCGTCGAGGCCGCGAAGGCGCTCGCGGTGACGCGCAGCTATACCTGCCGCACGTCGGCGGGCGTGGCTGTCGAGGTGACGGTCGACCCGCCGCCTCCGCCTCCGCCTCCGCCCCCGCCGCCTCCGGCGGTCACGGCGACGATCAGCGCGAGCCCGAACCCGGTTGCCGCCGTGGGCGCGTCCACGACGTTGACCTGGGCCAGCACGGGCGCTGCGGCCTGCACGCTCTCGGCGCTCGGTCAGTCTCAGGCGGTGCCGACCTCGGGCAGTCTGTCGGCGCCGGTCCCGCAGCCGCTGACGGCCACGGTGATCTGCGACGGCGTGAGCGCATCGGTCGACGTGACCATTGCGAGCGCGCCTCCGCCGCCTCCGCCCCCGGTGGACACGGACGGCGACGGCTTCGCGGATAGCGTCGATGCGTGCCCCACGGTCGCGGGCGTCGCGCCGGATGGCTGCCCGGTGGTGACGCCGCCCCCTCCGCCCCCTCCGCCCCCTCCGCCCCCGCCGCCCTCGGGTGCGCGCGTGGCCTCGCCCACGGGTAGCGGAACGGCCTGCACCGATGCGGCCCCGTGCTCGTTCGATACCGCGCTCGGCGTGGCCGGGACCATCGTGCTCAAGGACGGCACGTATCCCGGCGTCGGCTGGAACGGCAGCGCGGAGCCGCGTCGCATCCTGTCAGGCAGCACCGTACAGGCTCAGAACCCCGGCGGCGCGGTTATCAATGGCCTCTGGATCGGCCGCAGCACGCGCAAGGACAGCAACATCACCGTGCGCGACGTGCGGATCGAGGGCGGGGCGCAGCTCTACAACACCCAGCGCGTGACCCTGAAGAACGTAGGCGTGCATGGGCCGCTCGATGTCGGCACGAACGATCACGCCAACGGCAACACCGACAACCTGATCGAGGACGTGTGGGTGTGGGCATCGGGCCAGCGAATTATCGCGATCAACTACCGGGCCGACCGCAACGTCTGGCGGCGCGTCATCGTGCGCGGCGATGGCTGCGGCACGGCGGCCTGCGCGGGTTCGGGCAACCCGAATGTCGGCGTCACCATCTACGATTCGTCGGACGTCAGCTTCCAGAACGTGCTGGTGCTCGACCGCGTGCTCGCTTCGGGCGACTCGCCGTATGCCGACTTCGCCTGCGCGCAGCACACGAGCGGGGCCTATCTCTGGGGCCGCAACGAGTGGCTGGGCGTGGTCTCGCTGAATGCGCCGGACCAGGGCCTCTACTGCGAGCCGGACAACGTGCTGGCGGGTCTCTCGGCGCGGATCGTGGATTCGCTGTTCTGGAACGGCGGTGGGCTGAATCTCGCGCGCAAGGGCCGCTACGCCGTCGACGGCGTGACCGTGCTCAATCGCGGCGGCGACGGCATCCGCGTGGCGCCGGAACTCGCGGGCAGCGGTACGACCGTGGCGCGGGTCACGGTCGGCGGCTCGGGTCGCTATGCCGTCAACTCGGCCGTGGCGCCGAGCCACTGCAACGTTTCGGGCTCGTGGCAGTCGGCGTACAACCAGACATCCTGCTCGCCCTCGGGCACCGTGGCGCCGGTCTGGGCGTTGCCGCAGCGCTATGGCGTCGACGGCACGCGCTTCGGTGACGCTGGCGTGAACGCGCCGCAGGGCGCGCTGCTGCCGTGGCCGAACGATGCGCGGATCAAGGCCGAGATGTGCGCGAACACCTCGCGCGGCTTCTGCTCGGCGCCGTCGGTGTCGGAGTACCTGAGGTCGCGCTAAATGCCGGGCGCGCACGTCGCGGACTACGATTCCGGGGCGATAACCACAACATCGGTCTCCTCATGGGCCGTGTCTGGCGTTGGCGTATCGGTCGGGGATACGCTGGTTGTGGGCGTCACCTATGGCGGCCTCGGAACCACGACAAACCGAACGGTCACGCTCGCAGACAATCTCGGGAACACCTACACCGAGATCACGCTCCCGGCGGCGCAGTGGTACGCGACGAACTCGACCGGCCTTCGGGTCTTTAAGTGTCAGGTCACGTCAGCCGGGACGGCGACGATCACCGCGACGCCGAGCGCGAACTGCGACTACACCGGAATCATCGCCCGCAAGTTCACGGGCGGCAGTGCCACCGAGGACGGCGATAACTGCGCGCTGGAGAATTCCACCACGCCGGCATCCGGCGCAATTACGACGACGGTAAACGGGGCTATCGTTGTCGGCTTCGCGGCCAACACGTCGTCGACGGCGGGGTCTATCACCGGCAACAATGGCAGCTTCGGCGGAAGCTATACGATCACCGGCACCGGCATGGTGTCGCAGTACCAGATCCAGGCGACGGCCGGCTCGGTTGATTCGGAGCCGACGGTTTCGGTTTCGGCAAACTGGATCAGCGCGATCATCGCGCTACAGCCTGGCGCCTCGACGGCCACGCTCTCCGCTGGCACCGCCACGCCCGGCAACACGACCGCCACGATAGGCGCGACGACCGACCAGACGAGCGGCACGTTCTACGTCGTGGTCGACACGGCCGCGAACTTGAGCGGCGTCACGGCGACGCAGATCAAGGCCGGGCAGAAGGCCAGTGGCAGCGCGGCACTTGCGAGCGGCAATGCGAGTGTGAGCACCACGACCCCGAGCGTGGGCGTCACGGGTCTCGCGGTCGAGACGCTGTATAGCTACGCCGCAGTGCAGAACAACACGAACGGCGACAGTAACGTTGTTACCGGTACGTTCACGACGACGAATGGCCTTGACCAGAAACGCTTCCGGTTCCGCAACGACGACGGCAGCGAGACGGCGGCGACCTGGGCGGCGGCCGAAAATGCCGACGTAACTATCCCGGCGCTGACGCCGAAGCGGCTGCGGATGCAGGTTGCAGCGACCGGCGACCCGGCGGCTAAATCGTTCAAGTTGCAATACAGAAAGGTCGGCGACGGTACATGGAGAGACATCAATTGAAGCCCTGGCACAAAACTCTGCGCGTCACTGGCGGCCGCGCGCCGCTCTCGCCGATCCCAATGGATCGCGTAGAACGCTGGCTCGGCGTGGACAAGGTGCGCCACCTTCAGGACTGTATGCGCGGGTGGTACGGCTCGCCCATCAACCTCTGCGACGTGCCCGGGTCCGTCTGGATCACGAAGGACGGCGAGTTCGTCGGCAAGTTCAACCGGGGATACTTCGCGTCGGCCTATGACGCCTTCGCCGACTATCTGAAGGCGAATTGGCGCGAACTCGGAAAGCCGCAGTACGGCATGGCCTACGCGGGCTTCGCGTCGATCAGCGATGCTCTGTCGCGCGCGTCTCAGGGCTACAGCCAGCGGATCCAGTTCAACAAGTCCGGCTCGACGGGCGTAGTGGCCGTCACGTCGTCGCTGTGGCGCGTCGGCCCGCAGCCTGTGGCTGGTTCGGCAGGTGCTGCGGCTCCGGGTGGCACGGCACACACGTCTTCAAATACGGGTGCGATGGCCTATGCCAATCCGGCTGCAGGCACGATGCACCTCGTCGGCGCGGATGTCGCGACCAGCGTCATCAACAACTCGCTGCTGCTCTACGACCGGCTCTTCAGCGTCGCCAAAACGATGAACAGCACCAGCACGGAATCGGTGACAGGCGTCCCGACCCGCTACCAGTCCACGACGGCGACCAATGCCGACTACATCGGCGACAACTTCGGCTTCGTGGAAGTCGGCGGCACCGCGCTTGCCGCGACGGCGCACAACTGGACTACCTGCACCTATACCGACCAGGCCAATGCGTCGTCCACGCTGCCGTCTCTTACGGGCAATGCGAGTGCCATCGTCGACCGTCTGGACCATCCGACCAATCAGTGGTTCGCCCCGCTGGAATCGGGCGACGTCGGGATCAAGGCGTGGACGCAGATGCAGTGCTCGGCGGCTGTGGCGACGGGCGCGATCAACTTCGTGATCGGTCACCCGCTCGGCTTCATGTCGTTCCCGGTCATCAACAGCGTGCTCCCGTTCGATTGGCTGACGAATCGCGACCAAGCTCCGCGCATCTTCGACAATGCGTGCCTGTCATTCCTAGAGCCGCTGAAGCCCGCGACCACGGCAACGACCTACGTCGGGCGCGTCGTCATGACGAACGCGGCGGCGTAATGTGTCGGATAAACGCCGATTCCTATGGAGGTCAGGCCGCCTAGCCTCGACTCCGATCAATGACGGCTGGGCCCTCACGCTCACCCGCCGCGATCCGGAAGTCCCGAACCTGCCGCTGGAGTATGCGCCGCGGTTCCGGCTCGCGCTCTCGGCGAACATCGCCGCCAGCGCCGCGACCTCGACCACGAACCAGCTTTCGGGCTCGGCCAGCTTCACCGCTGGCAAGATCAGCGACGACACCAACCCGATCACGGTCGACATCGGGAACAACGGTGAGACCGAGCTAGAGTGGTGCATCGAGGCGACGGACGATGCCGTCGACTCGGCCGACTACGAGTTTCGCGTCGTCGCTGATGGCGTCGCGCTCGACACGTATACCGAAACGCCGACGCTGACGATCTCGGCGGGGGCGGGCAGCTACAACGTCAGCCTGACGGAATCGGGCACGGCGACGGACGCGATCGGCGGGCTGGCCGACTTCCTGCGCGCGATCACCGAGGCGGCGACTGCAGCCGATACGGTCTCAGGGCTGGGCGTCTTCCCGCGCTCGATGTCCGAGACGGGGTCTGCGACCGACAGCCTTGCGGGCGGCCTCGGGTTCGCGATCGCACTGACCGAAACGGCCACAGCGGTCGACAGCCTGGCGGCGGCGCTGACGCTGGCCGTCAGCATCGCCGAATCCGGAACCGCGACCGACACGCCGAGTTCGCAGGCCACCCTTGGGGCAAGCCTGACGGAATCAGGCACGGCCACCGACGCGATCAGCGGGACGGGCGTATTCGATCGCTCGATCTCGGAAGCCGGGACGGCCGCCGATAGCGTCTCGGGCGCTCGAGTCACGGCACCCAGCCTGACCGAGACGGCTGCAGCGGCTGACGTCGTTTCCGCGCTCGCGACCCTGATCACGGCGCTGGTCGAATCGGTCACGGCGACCGAGACCCTGACCGCAGACGCGACGGGAACGATCTCGGTCTCGATCACCGAGACTGCCTCGGCTGCCGACGCCCTCTCAGGCGCGCTTCAGGCAGTCGCCACGCTGACCGAGGTCGCCACGGCGGCCGATGTGCTGGCTGCGCTGAAGGTGACCGCAGCGGCGCTCTCCGAGG